TACTTCACAGATGTTCGTGCAGTAGATGCTCTTGAAGCAGTTGTTCCAAACTTTACAGCAGTTGAGATTAACTCAATTGCAAAGGAAGTTGCAGCAACAGCAACAATTTCAACAGCAGGAACAACAACAGCACTTACATGGGATACAGCAACATACAGAACAGTAAAAGCACTTGTTAAGTTTGCAACAGCAACTCATACAGAGGTTTCAGAAGTTCTTCTTACTCTTGATTCACTAGATAATGTTGCAATTACTGAATATGCAGAAGTTGGAACTAGTACTTCTATGGGAACAGTAACAGCAACTGTTGTGGCTGGAGAAGGTCGTATTAATGTGACCACTTTAAATAATGCTACAGTAGTAATTGTTAGAGCAACACTTTTAATATAAGTAATTAAAGGTTTTGGGGGGTTCCTTAAAAATCCCCCACAAAAAAGTAGTAAAGAGGAGAAGTAAATGACAACAGTAGAAAAAGATTTTAAAGTCAAAAATGGCTTAATCGTCTCACTTGGGGGAACCTTTGGCGGTACTGTAACAGTTGATGCTCCTACTGAGTCAATGCATGCTGCAACTAAGCAATATGTAGATCAGGCAACTGGGGTAGAAGTATCAAATACTCCTCCAGCAATAACAAGAGATGGCCAGTTCTATCTCAATTCAGACACATCTCATTTATCTGTATCTTACAACAGCGAGTGGCTAGTTTTGGCAAACTTCCTAGATACAATAAACCTACCACAACATATTCACGATACATCTATCGGTGGAAATGGATTAATGGTCACAATTTTTCAAGATGCAGGTTTTTATTACGAAGTGCCACTATCATTCAGTGATGCTGGAACATACCAGCAAACTGTTTGGGATGTACTTTTTGATGGTGGTATAGCAATAGATAACTTCAACTAAAATTGATGTTATAATAAGATAAGTTACTGGGCAGCCCCCATAAGGAGAAATAAAATATGGCAACAAGAATGCAACAGCGCAGAGGTACTGCAGCACAATGGACAGGCGCAGACCCAATCTTAGCAGCGGGAGAAATTGGCTTCGAGTCAGATACCGCAAAGTTTAAAATTGGTGATGGAGTCAATCATTGGGATGAACTTGTATACTATGCATCTGCTACAGAATTAGCCAACCTTATTGATGGTGCACCAGATCTGCTTAATACACTTGGTGAATTAGCAGCAGCACTAGGCGATGACCCAGATACTATAACAACTATTTTAGTAGATCTTGGAAACAAGCAAGACAAAGTAACTAATATTTCAGATTTAGAAATTGGATACCTTGATGGTGTTACTGGTGGAATTCAAGGACAAATTGATGCTAAGGCAAATACAACTACAGTTAATACTGCGCTTGATGGTAAGCAAAATGTAGTAACAAATGTATCAGATACAGAGATTGGATACCTTAATGGTGTTACCTCTGCTATTCAAACACAATTAGATGGTAAGGCTAATGCAACTGAAACTACAAATGCCATCGCTGCAAAGCAAACTATTGTTGCAAATGTTTCAGATGTAGAAATAGGATACCTTGCTGGCGTTACATCTTCAATTCAGACACAACTTGGTACAAAAGCATCTACAACAGAGTTATCAAATCACGAATCAGATACAACAAATATTCATGGTATTACAGACACAGCACAATTAGCAACAAAGACTTATGCTGATGGAATTGGAACAACTGCAACTAACGCACTTGCTCTTAAAGCACCACTTGCAGATCCAACCTTTACAGGAACAGTTTCAGGTGTAACAAAGACACATGTAGGTCTTGGAAATGTTGATAATACAGCAGATTCAGCAAAGCCTGTATCTACAGCACAGCAAACAGCACTAGATGCTAAGTTAGCACTTGCTGGCGGAACAATGACAGGAGCACTTACATTATCAGGTGCACCAACATCAGATCTTCATGCAGCAACTAAGTTATATGTTGATGGTCTAGCAGCAGGAATTAACTTCCACCAACCAGTAGTTGCAGCAACAACAGGAAATCTTGCTGGTACATATGACAATGGAACTTCAGGCCTAGGTGCAACACTAACTAAAGCATCAAGCGGTGCTATCGGTACAATTGATGGCGCTACTGTATCTGTTGGCAATAGAATTCTTCTCCGTGCACAAACAGATGCTAAAGAAAATGGTATTTATGTTATTACTGCAGTAGGAAGCGTATCAGCCCCATGGGTTATAACTCGTGCAGCAGATGGAGATAATAATCCTTCAGGTGAATTGGCAACGGGTGACTTTACATTTGTAACATCTGGTTCAACAAATGCTTCTAAGGGATTCATCTTGAGCACAACGGGAACAATCACCATTGGAACAACGGAAATTGCTTATACACAGTTTAATGCCTCTGAATCAGTAATTGCAGGAACAAACATCGATAAGACTGGTGCAACAATTTCTGTTGTAAGTGCTCCTACATTTTCTGGTGCAATCACAGCATCATCTGGTGTAGTATTCTCAGACGGAACACAAACTCTTGAGGGAGTTCCTTCACGCACACCAATTATTCAAAAGACAGCCTCTTATACACTTTCAGCACTTACTGAAAGAGATGATTTAATTGAGATGGCTTCAGGGTCAGCAATGACGCTTACAATCCCAGCAGATAGCACGTTAGACTTCCCAATTGGAACTTCCCTTGATGTCCTGCAAACATCAACTGGGCAGGTTACAATTGCAGGCGCTGGCGGAGTAACAGTAAACTCAACACCTGGCTTAAAACTTCGTACAACCTGGTCATCTGCAACTCTCTTTAAGAGAGCAGCAAATACATGGGTTGTATACGGCGATCTGACAGCATAAAAATTTAATAGGAAAATAGGAGAATAAAATGGCAGCAGGTAAAAAAGCAGGTAAGAAGTCCCAAGCATCAAATGACTTTTTGGAGCCATTAGCACCGACTGGTGTTACTGGAACAAATATTGGAACAGGCAGAGCATTTGATAATGGTGCTGTTTCTGTAGCGTTTTCTTTACCAGCCCTATCTCCTAATGCTACATCCTTTACAGTAACAGCAAGCACAGGACAGACAGCAACAGGGGCATCTTCTCCTCTTACTGTAACTGGAATTGCTTCAGCAGCAACACCAACATTTACAGTAACAGCAACTAATAGTGCAGGAACATCTGCTGCATCTACTGCATCTGCAGCAGTTACAGTAACAACCATTCCCGCAGCAGTTACTATTTCTACCGCAACATCTCCATCTGCTAATATAGACAGAGTTACATGGACCGCTCCAGCAACTGGTGGCACAGCCATTACTGGATATAAAGTAAAATCATCAGATGGCCCAATTTACACTTTAGGAGATGTTTTAACCTATGATATATCAGAAACTGCAGGAACTAGCCAGACCTACCAAGTTCTTGCTATTAATGCAAATGGAGACGGAGCATACGGAGCAAGTTCTGGTAGCGTTACAACTACTGCACCATTCTTCCCGTACTTCCCACCGTACTTCCCACCGTTCTTCCCATTCTTCCCGTACTTCCCACCGTACTTCCCACCGTTCTTCCCATTCTTCCCGTACTTCCCACCGTACTTCCCACCGTACTTCCCACCTTCATTCCCGTTCTTCCCAAGATTTACCCCTGGTCCACTAGCAATGCCAACCTAAGAGTTGACTGCTTATGATATACTAGAGTAAATAACAAAGGAAAGCAAACTATGGAAAAAATAGAGTGGTTCGACTTGCCTAGATTAGAAAAAACTAATCACAGGATAGCATCACATGACATAGGAAATAATATTACTGTAATCAATTTAGATTTTGGTATTAATTTATATAGAAATGCCATAAAAAAAGAAGACTGTCTGAATATTATTGACTCTGTTGAAAATGCTATAGGATCTGGCGCTGAAAATTTAGTCTGGTCTGGAGCACAAGTTAATGATATGGCTAATGTTGAAATTGTCAGAAATTGTGTTGACTTAAAATTTAAGAGAGAACAACTTGGAACCTCCTTGCCTTTTGATCAGGGTCTTTTTGACTCTCATAAAAAAGTTGAAGATTCTTTAGACGAATGCTTAAGACATTACGAAAGTCTCTGGCATTTAACAATGCACTACAAAGAGGCTTTTAATTTTGTGAAATATCTTCCAGGAAAATACTTTAAAATTCATGGAGATCATGGGCCATATTATACTTGTACAATATCTGCCGTAGTCTATTTAAATGATAATTACGAGGGCGGAGAGATAGAATTTACAAGACAAGGCCTCAAGGTAAAACCAGAGGCTGGAGACATTATTCTATTCCCATCTAATTTTGTTTATGAACATGCATCATGTGAAGTATTTGAGGGTATAAAGTATTCTGTAGTAATTATGACAGATTACAATGACTTACATCATAAGTAATATATAAACTAATATAGGAGAAAAAATGAACATTGCTGAAAACACAAAACAAGTTAGTAATCAAACCTGGAGTTCTGTAGAAGATTTAGGTCAAGGCATTTTTGTATACAGAGATGTAATAACAAAAGATATGGATGTCATAAATAGACTAGAGAACATCTTATCAATACAGGGAAATAACTATGAGTGGCAACCAGCCTATGTTGGATATCAGCAAAGAATGCCAGAGTATAGGGACTGTGTAGACTTTAAATTTAAGAAAACAGATATATCTGGAGATCCAAGTGAATCTTCATTAATGTTGCAGCAGATTTGGCAAGACTGCTATGATAAAAAACTTCCAGCAGTTCAACACTACAGTTCACTATTTAGATTAGGTGAACTAAGATACTGGGAAGCCATGAATTTTATCAAGTATGGCCCAGGACAACACTTCCAGGAGCACCATGATCATGGATTTTCTTATAATTGCACAGTTTCATTAGTTGCATACCCTAACGATGATTATGAGGGTGGCGAGTTACAATTTAGACTTCAGGATAAAATGATAAAGCCAAAAGCGGGGGATCTATATATATTCCCATCAAACTACATGTATCCACATAGGGCTATGCCAGTTCACTCAGGAGAAAAACATTCTATTGTTACTATGCTTGATTATAGTGCTAAGTTTCACACACCAGATATGTATCAAGACACTGGAAACTAAATGAATATTGATGTTTATAAAAGAAAACACTTTAATGTTAACCTAAGTACTATTTCTGTTAAAAGAGACTGGATGGATAATACTTTTGATAAACATGCATACAGGTGCTTTCCTGTTTCTTTGGCAAATACTCTTGGTTGGACTTTTTCTTATCCAGAAGACATTTCCTTTATTTGGGATGGAGTTCCAGATTCTTCTCAGGGGCATGTGACTGTGCTATCTGGAGAGAAATATGTTTCTACTGGAAGATCAAATGCAACTATAAGTTTTGACACTGGTCTAACATTTATAACAGATAAGAACATCAGCCTTTTGCTTATGCCAGTTCCTAATCAATTTATTGATGGGGTTCAAGGGTTTACAAATATTATTAGTACATCTGTATTAAAAACAGATATTCCCTATGCTTGGAAAATAACAAAAGCAAATGAAGTTATAACAATTCCAGCAGGAACACCTATTGTTTCTATAATCCCAATCTCTTTAACAGAGATTCAAAATACAGAAATAAATCTATATGATGAAAACTTTGATCAATCTTTTTATGATGAAGTAAAAGAATATGGGAATGCCTCATTTGAAAAATCAAAACTTGGAGATTGGACAAACTTTTATAGAGATGCCATTAATCATAGAGGAGAGACTATTGGTGAGCATGAGGCAAAGACTATTAAATTAATAATAAATGACCATACAGAAAAACAAAATGAACACTAATAAGATTACATTTACTGCTAATAAAGTTTGGCTCTCATCAGAAAGCAGTTCAACACCAAAGCCCATAATGAAAACAATTCCGTCCTGGTATAGAAAAGCAGATAGATTTGCAAAAAATGTCTCTAGTGGAGATTTTTATATTGGCCCAGATGGCGGAAAAGTTCCAACATGGAAGGCGTGTCCAGCAATATTTGATATTATGGGTTCTGGATACTCTTTAAATACACCATGCGATATTGAATTTTTTAAGGGATCAAATGGTTTGGAGTTTAAGATTGCAAGCGTAAAGTATAGCGACTTTATACAGAGTAGATCTGAGATGCCACAGTTTGAGCATCCTAGGGGTTATTATAAGAATCATTTTGCTTGGACATGTGACTGGCAGATAAAACTTCCAGAAGGGTATAGTGCGTTATACTCTCAACCCTTTAATAGATTTGAACTTCCCTTTTTTACCACAAGTGGCATTGTTGATAATGATAAAGTTAACATGCCAGGTTCAATGCCATTCTTTATTTGTGATGGTTTTGAGGGCATTATTCCAGCAGGAACTCCATATGTACAATTACTACCTTTTAAAAGAGAAAATTGGGAATCAGAAATTATTGAACAAAACGATGGTTCAAAAATTATGATGCAGTCAATAGAAAATTCTCAAATTTATAGAAAACCAGACGGAGGAATTTATAAAAATGAAGTTTGGGAGCCAAGAAAATATGAGTAGTTTTTGGTGGTATAATTAAAATATGAACAATATTGAATATACTAACAATTATCCAAATGAAAGATTCTCAATCACACCCTCTGGATATTTTGGTTCAAGTTCAGATATGATTCAGGCAAGAGAGAACTTCATGACACCAGAAGAACTTTCTTTTTTGTCTGATGCTGCAAGAAAAATAACTATTTGGGATATAACTCAAACTCACTATAATGAAGATGGTACCGTAATCTATGACTCAGGTTACTGGGAAAATAGAGTTGCAACTAGAAATGCTTTAGATTCAAATGATGAAGAGATAGCGCCAGTAATAGAAGGTCTTCAGGAAAAATTAAAGAATGAAGTTGATTTATTTTTTAATGTAGATTCATTGCCTACAAACCCAGCAATAGTAAGATGGCTTCCTGGACAACTTCAAAACCCACATGCAGATAAAGAACTACATGACGGACCAGATGCTGGAAAGCCAAATGATTTTCCTTGGTATGATATAGCAGGACTATTTTATTTAAATGATGATTATGAAGGAGGAGAACTATACTTTCCTCTTCAAGGGATAGAATTTAAGCCAAAGGCAGGCGCAGCGTATTTTTTCCCAGGAGATAAAAACTACATTCATGGTGTTAGAGAAATAACTAGTGGTATAAGGTATGTTGTTCCATTCTTCCTTACAATACTTTCACATAACAATAAGGCTCAAGATGATAATTAATAAAATAAATAAAGAAGACCTTAACTACATTAAAGATGAAGAAAATGATAAAGGTGTACTTGGCATTACTCACAACCGCATTGTAGAAATTCCAAACTTTGTCAGTCCAGAACTTGTACCAAAGATGCTTAACTTTTTTGAAAACTGCGATGTAGACTGGGGAGATATTGCATTCTACGGATCTTCTGGCAAAGGCATCATGACAGATATTGAAACTATGAAAAGGTTTGATTTACCAGAAAATCTATTTGAAGATTTAAAAAATAAATTTCAAGAAGCGGTAGAAGTTGTATTTGAAAGAAAAGTAAAAGCAAATACATCACATGCTCAAAAATGGGATGTAGGAGGTTTTGCCTCCCCACACTCTGATAATTCAGATAATGATGGCAAGCCTAATGCTTTTGAAATTAATAAATATGTAGCAATTTTATATTTAAACGGTGACTATGAAGGTGGAGATCTTTATTTTTGCAATAAGGAAGGCGATGTACAGGTTCCATATCTATCTTTTAAGCCTAATGCTTATTCACTATATACTTTCCCTGGCGGAGTAGAAAATATTCATGGTGTTTCAGAAATAACAAAGGGAACTAGATACACAATGGTTTCATTTTGGGATTATGCAGATGCAGTCTATGACCAAGAAACTTTAGATAGATGGGAAGAAGAAGAGCGCCAAGTAAGAATTGAGCAGGCTGCTCAAAAAGAAAGATGGGAAAGTGGAGATAAGTATGGATAAGATTATTTATAGAGACAATATTGTAGAATATAAAAACTTTTTTACTCAGGAAGAATGTAATACTCTGATTGAGTACTTTAATAGTAATATAGATGAGTGGAAGCCGACTTGTTTTTTTGCAAGTTATGTTATGAATCCTGTAGCAAATATTGGAAATATAGAAGGTTCCTCTATAGACACAGAATACTTTGATAGACTAAGAGTAAAATTAAAAGATTTATCGGAAGAGGTTTCTATAAAGAAATTAAGGAATCTAAGTTTAAGTGCTCATAAATGGACACCAGGAGCATTTGCTCCTATGCATTCAGATAATACAGAAACTGATGGAACTCCAAATGCTTGGCAAGATAATAAGTTTGTTGCAATTATATATTTAAATAATGAATACTCTGGTGGTAATTTAGTTTTTGATCAGCATGAGATTAGGATAAGTCCTTCAGTAGGATCAGTAGTAGCCTTTGACCCAGGATTTATTAATCTTCATAGTGTTTCTGAAGTTACTGAAGGAGAAAGATATACAATGCTTGCCTCTTTTGATCATGAAGATGCAGTATATGAAAGAGATTTATTTGAGTGGAGAAAAGAATATTCTGCAGAGCAAGAGTTGCAACGCAAAGAGTGGGAAAAGAATAATCATTTCTAACTTTCTAGTATAAGGTGAGAGTTTTGCTTTTTATAAAACTCTGCTATACTTAGGTCTATTCCGTTTTAGAAAGGACGAAACACATGTCAGATTTTTTTAGTTTTAAACTCCCAGAGGATTTTGTAGAAAAGTATAAGTCTCAAGAAAACCCATTTGGATTTAAGGATGCAGCAGAAAATTCACTTGGAGAAATTACTTTTATTCGTACTTATTCTCGTGTTAAGGAAGATGGAACTAAAGAGCGCTGGCATGAAGTTTGTCGTCGTGTAATTGAAGGTATGTATTCTGTTCAGAAGAATCATGCTAAGGAAAATCGTTTGCCATGGAATGACTATAAGGCTCAGAAGTCTGCCCAAGAAGCATTCCAAAGAATGTTTGAACTAAAGTGGACACCACCAGGAAGAGGCATGTGGACATTTGGAACACCTATGACTATGGAGAAGAAAAACTCTGCAGCATTGCAAAATTGTGCAATGGTTTCTACAAAGGACCTTGATAAGAATGATCCAGGAGCCTTGTTTGCTTGGGTTATGGATGCTCTTATGCTTGGAATTGGTGTTGGGTTCGATACAGTGGGACAGGAAAAGGGTTTCTCTATCTATACCCCAACAGAACCAGCAGCGATTTATGAAATTCCAGACACTCGTGAGGGTTGGGTAGAATCAGTTCGTCTTTTACTAAACTCTTACCTTCGCCTAAATCAGCCAATCCAGAAGTTTAACTATGATCTCATCCGTCCTCTAGGAACCCCAATTAAAGGCTTTGGAGGGGTCGCTAGCGGTCCAGCACCACTACTTCAACTACACACACAGATCGATAAAGTAATTGGCGGTAGAGCGGGAGAAACGCTTGACAGCCGTGCTATCACAGACATTATTAACCTTATTGGTACATGTGTTGTTTCTGGAAATGTTCGTCGTTCTGCTACCCTTGCTTTAGGTGCAGCGGGAGATGAAGATTTTATTAATCTAAAGAATGCTGAAGTCTTTCCAGATAGAAACTCGTTTGATCCAGAAAACCCAGGCTGGGCATGGATGTCAAACAACTCAATTTCTGCAACAGTTGGAATGGACTATGAAAAGTACACTGATCTAATTGTTAACAATGGAGAGCCAGGTTTTATTTGGCTTGATGTTGCTCGTAACTTTGGTCGTCTAGCAGATCCTGCAGATGGAAAAGACTATCGTGTTATGGGCTTTAATCCTTGTGCGGAGCAGCCATTGGAGTCGTACGAACTTTGTACTCTTGTAGAAGTTCACTTAAATCGACATGAATCCAAGGAGGACTTCCTCAAGACATTAAAGTTTGCCTATCTTTATGGAAAAACAGTTACGCTACTTCCAACACACTGGCAACAGACAAATGGTATCATGCAACGTAATCGTCGGATTGGAACATCTCTTACTGGTATCGCATCTTTTGCTGACCAAAAGGGTCTGCCAATTGTTCGTGAATGGATGGATGAAGGTTATAACAAAATTCGTTTTTACGACAAACAATATTCAGAATGGCTGTGTGTACGTGAATCAATTCGTGTAACTACTGTTAAGCCATCGGGATCTGTTTCAATTCTTTCTGGCGCAACCCCTGGAGTTCACTGGGGACCTGGAGGACAATTCTTCCTTCGTGCAGTGCGCTTTGGAGATACAGATCCAATGCTTCATTTATTCAGAGCAGCAAACTATAATGTTGAAAAAGATGTTGTATCAGCAAATACATCTGTTGTTTATTTTCCAATTAAATCAGGTCACCCAAGATCTGAAAAAGATGTAACATTATTTGAAAAGATTGCACTTGCTGCAACTGCTCAGAAATATTGGTCAGATAACGGTGTCTCTGTAACACTATCTTTTGATAAGGAAACAGAATCAAAGCATGTTGCTCCAGCACTACATATGTATGAGGGTCAACTAAAGGCTGTTTCATTTTTACCAATGGGAAATACTGTTTATCCACAGCAACCGTACACCCAAATAGATGAAGAGCAGTATGAGTCATATATTGGCAAGTTAAAGCATATTGACTTCAGTGCAATTTATGACGGTATTGACAACCTAGAGGCATCTGGAGAAGCATACTGTACAACAGACTATTGTGAAATTAAGGTAGAAACTAAAAAGCCTTAGTATGGTAAAATAGACTTATAATGTCTACTTCATCAAACCTGTATGCGGAAAAAATATATGCAGAGCATCCAACTGCTTTGTGGGCACTTGATGATAAAGCAGACTACATTAGTTTAATTGATGAGGCTGATAGAGATTTAACATCTTGGACAGTAACTGGTGGAACAGCGTCTTCCCATATACTTTCTGATGAACCATTTTCAGAAAGCCATACAACAAAAATAATTGGAGAAATGCCAAGCACTACCTTTGGGCAGATTGTCTGCATAAGTCCAGATATTGTTAACCTTACATCTTTAAACCAATCTCTTTCAAATTTTTCAATAGGAGCCTTTTTAAATTCTGCTGGTCCTTATGCTATAAGTTATTTAATTGGATATGAGTATTATGATTCAGTTACAAGTTCTATAGTTCAAGTACTTAAGCCATATACTACATCGGTTAGAGATACTTGGTTTTTTATTTCAGAGACATTTGATATTCCAGATAAAAATGTAAATTTTAGAATTGTACTAAAGATTAATTATATTGGTGGAGCAAATAGTACAGATGATTATCATTTTTTTATTAATGGAGTAACTGCTGGCCAATGGTCCGAAGAGTTTCATTCTTCTTCACTAGGAGTTCAAGGAACAAGCATTCCGTCAAGCATTGCTATTGATCCTTCTTTAGGTATTGAGGCAAGTGCTTATGGATTGCAAGACACAAAAGGATATTATCTAATAAAAGATAATGCTCTTTTGGCTAAAAATACTGGCATTCCAATAGTATACGGAGCATCAAGCCTCACTAAACTTTTACCAAATAGCAATAAGCCATCATTGATAGTTCCAGGTTTAGGATTTCTCAGCGAAGGTGGTAAGTATAAAGATTATACTTTTGAGGCATGGTTAAGAATTAATTCAGACTCAGTAACCAAAAAAAGAATTATTGGGCCAATATCTTCTACTGATGGGCTGTATGTTGAAGGTCCATTCTTAGGATTAAAAGTTGGAAAAAGTTTTGAATCGTATTATGTAGGCGAGTGGACAAGGCCAATGCTAGTTCACATAAGAATATCTGAAAATTATGCATCTCTTCTTGTAAATGGAGAAGAAGTTGTTTCTTTAAATTATTTAACATCAGAACTTTCTTTGCCTTTAAAACTTAATAGTCTTGGAAAAGATCAAGATTGGATTGGGTTTTATGCATATGAGGATGTTTCACCAATAGAGATAGACTGTGTTGCAGTTTACAATTATCAAGTTCCAGTAGTATTGGCAAAGAAGAGATTTATTTATGGTCAGGGTGTAGAGTTTCCAGAGGGTATAAATCAAGCCTATAGTGGATCTTCAATATATATAGATTATCCGTTTGCTGACTATACCAACAATTATTCTTATCCAAACATTGGAAATTGGGATCAAGCAAGCATTGATAATCTTTTAGTTGAGGATAATCTTCTTTGTACCCCAGATTATATTTTACCAGATATCATTCTAGAGTCTGGATCACTAGAAGAACTATACTCAGAATTACAGCCATTGCAAGATGAGTCAGACCTATTGTTTTCCTTTTCTCCAGCAGGAAATGGATATATGTTATTTAAAGATTTAAATTTTTTAAATCAAAAATTAAGAACAGTATATGGATCTTTTAAGTTTCTAGAAACACCAACAACAAAACAAACACTTTTTCGTTTTGAATCACAAAATTCTTCTGAGTATTTTGAAGTTTCTACGAATGGCACAAGTATCGAATACTCCTTAAGTTCAATAGAAGATCCACTAGCAACAATGTTTTTCCCTGGAGTTGGAGAAATATTCTCAGTAGGTGTAGATATTGATAGAATATCTTTGTATTTTGGAGGAAGCGTTGCTTCATTTTTTGGAAATGCAAACACACTAAAGTTATATGTTGGTGGAGAAACTACACTTCAGAATACTTTTGTTGGCAACATCTATAAGATAGGATTTTGTACATCTCTTAATTATAAAAATATTGAGCATTTATTCAACCAAAAGGGTATCCCAATAAAGTATGAAAACGTTTTTAATGAATTTTTAAACACACCAGATGTAGACTATAATTCTTTAGTAAATTATTCTGGAACAAATAATGCAGAATGGGATTTAATTGTAGATAGTGGAAGTGTAGAGGCCTACCCTTCAGAAGAACTGCAAAAGCATACAGCAAGTTATACGCTATCTCCATCAGAGTACTTTGACTCTTATTCTTTAGATATAGATATTCAGGGGTACTGGGAAGATTATATCCCACTAACATATTTTTCTCAATATGTAAAAGATAAACAAAACAACAGTTATTATGACTTAGATTTTATTCAGTTTAATATAAACTATCCGTCTCCGTCCCAAATCACAAACTATCAAACATATGATCCACCAATAAAATCTTATGTAACTTTTCAGTATATAGCAAATGGTGCAAATCTTTTAAGTTCAAATTTTGTCAATACTGCCAATATTTCTGAAGAGTATATAGTTCAACCAGAAGATGAATGGATAAACACAAAATATCAGGTAGTCGACAATACCTTAATCTATCCTCCAAGAAATGTAAATGTTCTAGACTTAGCAATTGTCACGCATCTAAATTTTAATATTATAGGAATACTAAAAAACAAAGTTAAGTTAAGAACATTAGAGTATGCCTCTCAAGCATTTAACTCAACATCGTCTAATCCAATTGGTACACGATTTGGAAATAGTCTTTATCCATATACAAAGTCTGGATTCTATTATAGTTATAAAGATAGAAATCCATTTACTATTTATAAGGGTAGTTCGCCATACCTGTACCTGACAAGAAACAGCGGTATTGAACTAACGGGAACTCATAGCCCACTGATTAATCGTGGTCTATCAATACCAATCAATAAAGAAACATCTGCAAACTTTAAGGTTATTGCAATGCAGGCAGCACTTAGATATGATAAGGATGAGTTTCCATCAGAGCCAACTGAAATTTTTGAAATTGAATCAAGAAATTCACACATCAAGTTTTACTTAGAGTCAATACACCCAACAGGCAAAAGGGCAAAAATCTATGGAATAAATGCTAAGACTGGATTACTAGAAAATGGAATCGCATTCTATTGGAATGGAAACTTAGTAAAAGAGCCAGTCCTTACAACTAAAGAGTGGGGATTCCTTGGCATATCATTTTCAAACATTTTAGACTTTGCAAATAGGGTAGGGTCTATAAGACTAAAGGGTCCAATAACATTTAATACAATTTCATATTATCAGTCTACCAACCTACAAGAGGTTCAACAGGTTCAGACCAGGCCCTGGTTTGCAGTTAAATACTCACTTCCAGATACGCTTGAGTGGGATTTTTGGAGATCTACTCCGTTTTTATGGGGAGATGTGCTTATAATTTCTTCAACAAGTTATTATGGAGTAGATCCTGCAACTGTATACAAGAGTTATACTGGAACAAATAAGATTATTATTGATACAGATAAGGTTCTTACAGTAAATAACTATGAATATAGTGTTTATAACAATATATCTGTGGTTGAACTAACTACAAACGCTGTCTAATATGGTATACTTATAGTTATGAATCTTGAGAATCCAAATAAAAAGCGTAAACAACTACCCAAAATGAAGGGTCAAGTTGGAGAATCTAAAGCCAGAATTATCGAAAAGCACTATGATTGGGGCCTTTATGTTTATAAAAAGGCTAATGGTAAATGGTTTACAGATGGAACTGGATCTGTTTTAAACATTGAGTCTCAAAAAGGAGACATCCTTCAGATTTCAAAACTTAAGGATGCTGCAAAATATTATGGGGATGAAGGAGACGGAGAATGCATCTTTGTTCCAGGTCTAACAAGAATTTCAGAAGAAGAATATTCAGAACAAAAGCAAAGACTTGCAGAAGGATACATTCCATCAATGAATGATCTTGGTGCTTGGAAGGCTGCACAGGATACAGTTGATAAATATGGAAGTGATGACTAATGTCAGAAGATAGAAATGAATATATTAGAGCAAAAGTAGACTCTCCCCTTCCAGTAGATGATACATTTTCTAAGCAAGATCCATTTAATCAAACTTGGGATGTAGTTAAAGATTTGTCTGGTTTAGATAATAATTTTAAGAGAAGAACTTCACGGCTTATAAAAGCAGAAGCAACACAGGGATACATTGACAGTTCAAGAGCAGATAGTGTTGGTGTTGATGGTGCTAGATCAAAAGAGATTAACCCAGGAACTGTTTACAGAAATGCATATGGCCTATTTGATGTAATTACTCCACCATGGAACTTATACGAACTTGCAAGTTTTTACGACACATCTTTTGCCAACCATGCTGCCATTGATGCAAAGGTTGAAAACATTGTGGGTTTAGGATATGAGTTTAAAGTTTCTAAAAGAACAATGCTTAAGTTGGAGGCATCGGAGCCAAAGACTGCAGAAAATGCAAGACGCAGAATTGAAAGAGCAAAGATCGAACTAACTGATTGGCTAGAGTCTTTAAATGATGAAGATTCTTTTACAACAACAATGGAGAAGGTTTTTACAGATCTTCAATCAACAGGTAATGCTTACCTAGAGGTTGGAAGAACTACTCGTGGAGACATTGGATATGTTGGGCATATTCCATCTACTACAATGCGTATTAGAAGATTGCGTGATGGATATGTTCAGGTTATTGGAAACAAGGTAGTGTATTTTAGAAACTTTGGGGCAACCAATCAAAATCCACTTGGAACAGATGCAAGGCCAAATGAGATTATTCATTTTAAAGAATATTCTCCATTAAATACTTTTTACGGAATTCCTGACATTATGTCGGCAATCGGATCATTGCATGGTGACCAACTGGCATCACAGTATAATATTGATTATTTCCAAAACAAAGCAACACCTAGATATGTTGTAACCCTTAAGGGTGCAAAACTTTCAGCGGAAGCAGAAGACAAGATGTTTCGATTCCTACAGACTGGGCTTAAAGGACAAAACCATAGAACACTTTACATCCCACTCCCAGGAGACTCTGATACCAATAAAGTTGAATTTAAAATGGATCCTGTTGAAAATGGAATTCAGGAAGCATCATTTAAAGAGTATCGCAAACAAAACCGTGATGATATTTTAGTTGCTCATCAAGTGCCTCTTTCAAAAATTGGTGGAGGAGATTCGTCCGCTATTGCTGCTGCACTTGCTCAAGACAGAACATTTAAAGAGCAGGTTGCAAGACCAGCACAAAGAAGTCTTGAAAAGATGATCAATAAAATTGTCAAAGAAAAAACAGATATCCTTGATTTTAAGTTTAATGAACTTACACTCACAGATGAAATTGCACAATCACAGATTATTGAAAGACTTGTAAAGACTCAGGTAATGCTTCCAAATGAAGGTCGAGAACTTCTTGGTCTTCCACAGATCGAGGGTGGCAATGAGCCTTTTCAACCAAAGCCAGAACAAGCAGCAAATGATAATGCAAACAGAGCACGGGACAGTGAAAGAACTAATAACCAGTCCGATGGAGCAGCCACAGTAAGTGGAAGAAATCCAAAGGGCGAGGGCAGAAAATCTGACGAACTGTCTGAATTGTCCGAATAGTAATACTTTAGCAAAAAAGGGTATATAATATAACAACCATGATTATATCTAAGGCACATTGGAATACAGATGGCGAAAATCTTCGTCTATCAATGCCATTTAATAAAGTCGACAAAGAGCGTAGAGTCGTATCTGGATTTGCTTCACTAGATAATCTAGACAAGCAGATGGACATAGTAACATCAGAAGCGTCAATGAATGCCTTTGCAAAATTTCGTGGGAATATCAGAGAAATGCACCAACCATTAGCAGTTGGCAAGATGGTTAACTTTAAAGAAGATAAGTATTTTGATCCAGAATCAAAGAAGTTCTACAAGGGTGTTTATGTATCAGCATACGTATCCAAAGGCGCACAAGATACATGGGAAAAGGTTCTAGATGGAACACTTACTGGTTTTTCTATTGGCGGAAGAATGAATAAATGGGATGATGGATATGATGAGAAGTCAGATACACAAATTAGAATTATTAAGGAGTATGATTTGATTGAGTTGAGTCTTGTAGATTCCCCAGCAAATCAGTTTGCAAATATTCTTTCTGTAGAGAAGGTTGACGGAGTAAATATTATTAAGGCAGATGAAACAGTTTTAGAAAATGTTTTTTACGACAACGAAAGTGGTATCGTAATATCATCTGAGAATGAGTCAGAAACCAGCCCAGTAACTGGAGAACAGATGACCAATATAGGGTTCGTTGAAAAAACGGATAATGAAAAAGCAAACATGATAAAATTCTTAGTTGATAGTGCTAAAGGCA